TCAGAAAACATGCGTGACCATGGGGTTTGACCGTCCCATGCTGCTAACATGTTGCCACAATTAGTGGAACTAGTGTTCAGACCAAGTCGAGCTCAGATGTGGGCGAAGGCTTGTTCGTTAAGTCAGAACCATGTGAATGATATGAAAATTCACATGGCCGATGGGGAAACCGTTGAGGGAGATAAAGTGCCCTCAATGGCATCGGCCTGAGACGCCCCAGTACTAGTACCTGGAGTCACTGGGGGGCTTTCTAAAGCCCCCTTTCCCAACGGTGATTCCACTTTGGAGGTACAAAAATATTGGGACGTTGAGCCGAAGGTACGTAAGAGTGTACATTTACAACACCTTTCACCACCTGTACATTTCGGCGTACATAATTCATCAATTCAAAACCTTGAACGTGCTATCAAAGAGAGGGTATTCTTCGTTAAATCGGAGAATGGAGACTTTGTCCCTGCGCCTGCACCCAAACCACATCACTTTGAAGCTAAGTTGTCAGTTTTCCGACAGCAATTAATAGACCGGCTGCCATCGACCACCCCTATACAGATAAGAGAATTTCCGCTCTTGTATACGGGTCGCAAGCGCACGATCTATGAAAATGCTGTCCAGTCCCTAATGCACGAGGGGGTCTCTGTTAAAGATTCAAAACTGAAAGCGTTCGTTAAGGCAGAGAAGATCAATTTTACTGCCAAGGGCGACCCTGTACCACGTGTCATACAACCTCGTGACCCGCGTTACAATGTCGAACTAGGATGTTTCTTGAAACCTGTGGAGAAACAATTGTATAAAGCTATTAACAGGGTATTCGGATCTACTACGATTATGAAAGGACTCAATGCGGAGTCCGCTGGTAGAGTTGTTAAACAAAAATGGGATAAGTTTTCCCGACCTGTCGCAGTCGGCCTTGATGCTTCCAGATTCGATCAGCACGTTAGTGTTGATGCCTTGAAGTGGGAGCATGCCATCCATGTGAGGATGACCCAAGGCCGTGCCAACAAGTTGAAGTTGAGTAAACTCCTTGCTTGGCAGCTTGACAATCGTG